GTGGATTTAATCGCACACCAGAAAGACCTTGCTTCACAGGGTCGCTGTTTTATTCAAGAGCTGTGGCGAGAAACCACAGAGGACATTTTTCAGGCATTTGAGGGTCAAACCGTGAAAGCCACCGATGACGAATCAGTAATTTCTGCACTTAAGGCAGTTCATTACTCTGTTACCCCAAAGGGCAACATCAGTTATAGCAAGGCCAATAAACTTTATTTGTTCTATTGCGCTTTGCGTGAACAGGGTTATGCCGCTATTAAGCAATGCCATGACGGTAATAAAACATTTTACCGCCATATTAAAGAACTCCAAGAAGCCGGATTTTCTAAGGCATTTTTGCAGAATCTACAGGGTGAAGCTAAATCTAATGTTATTCCGCTTCTCCGTGTCGTCACCGTTGATTTCGGTTCACAGCGTCCAGATTGGTACGTTGAGCCGGTTTCTCAATTCCTCAAAGTTGCATAAGGATTTCATCATGCCACAATTTCAAGTTTCATCTGTTCGCAAGATCGACCGTTCTAAGCAGAACAAACCGCCGATGTATATCGGCCACTGTGAAGGCGCGGATTATTTTCTTTGGTACAACCTGCCAGAACACCAACAGATTTTAGATATGGCTGTACAGGCCAAGACTTCTGTAACTGTCACCAGTACCAACTTCGAGAAGCCTAAAGCGGGCTCGATGTTTGTTCAGTCTTTAGATGCTGAATAGGGGCTTGATCATGGACTTTCTCGCTGAACAAGTTCCTCCGTCTGTTGATTCGCTCCGCTGTCGCCTTCGTTTTCATCTGAACGAACTTGTCGAATCTGACGCTGAATTACATTTTAAACAGCAGCTTATTCTGTCTCGCTTTTTCCTTGATGGTGCGCGTGATGAGGATCTTAACGGAATCCCTCACGAAATTTATAGCCGCTATAAACGCGCCTTGTTTGCTTTTTACAAGCCTGAATAACCATGTCTGTTGAATACGTCTGCACAAGTTTTGACGCACAGACAAAAGATTGTCTCGAATGGGCTATTGAACAAGATACCGTCTTGCTCGCCCAACTCGCGACGATAACACCTGCCGACCGTTGGGAAATAACTTTCTCGGTCGCGGGCTTTTTAGTAACGGTCTGGGTATTCATCCAGATCAAACGCATGCTCAGATAAGGGGATAACCATGAGCCAAGCAAAATCGTTTTTCAAATCTAAAGCCTTTCTGACCGTTGTCGCTGTCGGTACTGCTGTTGTTCTGCCGTCTGTTGCGATGGCTGACGCTGTATCAGTCGCTGAGGTTGTTAGCGACATCGATGCGCAGGAAGGCAGTATGAAAGCTGTTGGTGCTGCCGTTCTCGGTGCTTGTACCATTCCTTTCGCGTTCCGCCTTGTCCGTCGCATGATGAGCTAACACAGCTCGTCACCGTGCAGCCTCATCAGTCGCGAATGATGGGGCTATTTTTTTGGGGCTAACAATGCAAGCGTTCTTTGAATTATTCCCTAATGTTCTGTTTCTGCTCGGTTTGTACTTAATTTTGTTCAGGTGAATGCTATGGGTAAAAATCTCGTTGTCAGGCTTCACGTCTATCTGATGTGCTTTTTACTCGCGTTCTCGCCTGCGTATGCTTATGCGTCCGCTGCTCCTAAGTTGGATTTTACCGGTATAGCTAACTTTGTCCGTGATGCTGGTGGTGCTACTGCTGACTATCTTTTTAAGCGGTCTGCAAATGATCCAAATTATAATGCAGCCAATGACGACCGCTTCGAAACCAAAGCTCATCGAGTACCTAATTCTCAACTTAGCAAAGTCGGCTTAGCCCGTATGCTTAATCCTCAAATGCTTGTTGGTGGTTTGATTTTTGGTTTTGTCGTCGATGAACTGATTACCCAAATGCAAGCCGATGACTGGATTGTCGATCAGCAAAATCAAAGTATTTACAAATATACTGGTGCTTGGTGTCTTAGACAAAACACTCCTAATTTTCCTTCAGGTAGCACTTTTTGTTCTAGTGACCCTGCGGCTGCTGTTCAACTGTTTTTTGATAAAACCAATGATGTTGTTCGAATTTCTGCAAAGCGCGTTACTTCATCTGGTGATGTTTATTATCTCAATCATTTAAAGTATTCTTCACCCGTTTTATTTGATGTCATCACGGATTCAACTAGAGCTGTTGAAGTTAGAGCTGATTATCAAACCTCTATTGAGGACGGTGAATACAATTCTCCCGTTCCTTTTTCTCAATTCTTCTTAGACAAAGTACCACAAGCTAAAGTCGAAGCCACTCCTGCTGATGTTGAAGCTGTACTACCTAAAGTTTCAGATGCTCAAATAGCAGCACTTGCCACTTCCCCTGATCCTGTAAAAGAAGCTCATGCTCCAACTGCTGCCGCTGCCGCTAAAGCTGCGCCTAAAACCGATACTCCTAAAGATCCACCAAAAGACAATAACAATAAATGTCCCGCTGGACAGTCTTTCGATGCATCTACCGGTAAGTGTAAAGCGGCTACTGCTGCACAGTGTCCAGTTGGTCAAGTTTATGACTTCGTCCAAAAAAAATGTACTTCTCTTAAACTTCCTGACGAGGATGATGATTGGCCTGAATTCTGCGAGTGGGCTGCTCCAGTCTGTGAATTTATCGAGTGGGCTAAACAGGACGTTGATAAGTTCGAAGCCGAAAAAGTCGATGTTGAAGATACTGCCGACGATGCGCAGTCTATTACCTCCCAAATACTCACCCTCGGTTATGTCTCTGGCGGCGTAAAGTCTTGCCCTTCCGATCTTGATTTGTCTTTTCAGTTCATGGGTCAATCAATTGGCTTTGAAATAAGTTATGCGCCCCTTTGCGAAATGCTGCTAACCGCTCGCCCTGTCGTGATTGCAATCGCATATTTTCAAGCCGCTAAAATTGTCTTTCTCGGTCGGAGGGATTAACCATGTTTCCTATTCTGCGCGACTTGCTCGATAGCCTTGTATCTGCATCCGCTAAAAAAGTTATGGTCGGGGCTGGCCTTACTTTGGTTAATGCTGCCGGAACAATGATCCTGATTCAGTTCCTCGTGGGCAAGATTGGTAGCTCACTGGGGGATGCTGATGGGGATCTTCTCGCCCTGATTTCGCTCTGTGGCCTAGATACTTTTATGTCGATTATCACAGGCGCAATGGTTGCCGCTGTCACTCTCGACAAGGCCAAAATCCGAATTGCTGAGAAGGAGTAACCATCTTGGCTATCATCGTTAAGACTGGTTCTTGTGGCTCTGGCAAGTCCCTGCACACGGTTAAACAGATCGAGACCTATCTAACAGAGGGTAGGCTCGTTTATAGCAATATCCGCGATTTACAGATAGATGGTGTTATCCCTATCGATCTTGATTTTGAGTGGTACACTGCGCCCATGGGCTCGGTTATCATTTATGACGAAGCACAACGCTCCCAATACTTCAGCACAACTTCATATAAAAAACTGACTGAACCACAGAAGGCTATTAAAGATCAAATGGTTATGCGTTTAAACATGCATCGCCATGAATTAAAGATGTCAGACGGTGAAGACTACGACCAAGAAGGCGCGTATGATATTATTTTTATCACTCAACATCCTTCCGCGTTACAGTCAAACATAATCCATATTGCCGATCAGCATTTACATTTTCATCGGCCTAAAAAGCTCGGCTATGCCTATATTTATGACTGGGACTCGGTGCAAACATATCCAGAATCCGAAGCCGCTAAAAATAGGGGCGTTAAGTCTAAGTTTATTTTTAAAATGCACAAACGGCTTTTTCAGTATTATAAATCAGCCGGTACGATTAACGATAAGTCTCGGTTACCTTGGCAGATTGTTGCAGTCTGTTTGCTGCCGGTTGTCCTGTTTGCCTATGGGCTCAACGGCATATTTTTTTCCGATGATGCAATTGCATCGACCACAACCAAGGACGTAAAAGACAAAGTTTTGTTAACTGATGCGCTGCCAACTGTTCAACCTGCCACAGCTCAAGCCGCAACAACTCCGGCGCAATCTCTCCAGTTCGCCACTGTGCCCCAAATATCCATGTGTGTTGCATCATATCCGCCCACTCCGACCGGATGCCGCTGCAAAAATGCAGAAGGGCAAACATTGTTACTCGACGAAGTGACCTGCTATAGCTATGCTGACCAACAATCTGTTTGGACTCCTCCAACTAAATCACCTACGCCGGTGCGAGCTGGGGAAACTTCACAGAAGTCTGAACCGCTACCACTGCCAACTGCTGAAAATGTTTTACATACGGTGCTTTGATGTACGATTTATTCATGATGTATCTTCCAATCGTCGCCATTAGCGGCACTTTGCTCTTTCCGCCGCAAAGCTTTTGGGTGCGTCTCACTATTTTGGTTCTTTCTGTGGCTTTTATGTGGGCTGCTCCGCAATATGGCCCTGACTTTGAACATTCTTCCGAACGATCATCTAATCCAAACTCATACGCCGAAAATTACCCTGATTAACGGGGGATGGCGTGACCGTGCTTGCTTATGTTGAGCGACTAGCGAGACTAAGAAGCACGGGCGCGTCATCTGACCGCGTCAGCGCACCTGCTTAGCCTTGACCCAATTTTTGAACATTAGAAGCGAAAACTATACCACCTATAATGTAAGTTATAGGTGGTAGAAT